GCGGCCGGGCTGTGCCCGGCCGCCGACCCACGCGAGGGAGAGATCGTTACGCGGTGACGGTGTACGTGACCTTCAACTGGTCGCCGTTCAGCACCGCCACGTCGCCGGCCGTGAAGGCGGCGGCGGCCCAGAGCACGCCGTCGGCGGCCGTGGTGTCGCCCTTGGTCTGCGACCCGGGGCTCGCCGTCCCGCCGACGATGAAGAGGCCCTTCACCGTGTTGCCGCTGGTAATGTCGAACACCGCCGCTGCGGCGTTGGTCGTGGACGCGACATGGCTGGTGACGCCCGCCGCCCCGGCTCCCCATGACGGCCGCGTGCTGGAACTGCCGCCGTTGAGGTTGTCGGTGTAGTCCTGGAACTCACGCCAGCCGTTGGTGCCCGCCAACTGGGCGTAGGCATCGCCCTGGCCGTAGGACGTAAAGCTGCTGGCGCTGACGAGGCCCATCCACCAGGCCGTCAGCTTCGTGCCGTTGTGGAACATCACTTCCAGCAGCTTCGTGCGGCCCTCGTCGGTGATGTAGTTCGACACGTCGAACTCGTTGATCTTCACGCCGCCGCGCCAGTGCTCGACGTGGAACCGCCCCTTCGGGGCCAGCTTGTCGGCAACGCCCTTGCCCGGACGCACCAGTTCGACGCCGGCCGCCTGGCCCATGTGCAATTCGCTCTTCATCGTTGATTCTCCGAAAGTTAGAGGACTGACGTGCCACGCCGCAACTCACGTCGCAGTTCCGTGGCAATGGATCGAGCCGTTTGGCGGCCCGTTCCGCCGCCTTCGACGGTTACGTTGATGTCGCCGACGTTGGTGACATGCCCACCCTGGCTGTGGTAGGACGGTTTGCCACCGGCGTTCATCGCCGTAAGCTGCGAAGCGAAACGACGAGTCGTTGCCGCGCTCATCACCATTTCGCCGGGCGAAAGCATGGCGGGGATCACGTCCGTGCCCCGCGGCCGTCCGCCGCCCGCCAGAAAGGCCATGCCGCCGTGCGCGGCGGTCATTTCCCCACCACCCCCGCCGGGCGATGGCACGTTACCGGCTGCGGCAGCCAACTCCCGCATGGCCGTGGTCGCTTGCTCGATCTGGCCGATGAAGCCCGCCAGCGACAAGCCATCAATGGCCGATTGGATCATGGAGAACTTGTTGGTCGTTTCCTGGACCTTCTTGCCGGTCTCCGGGATCGCCTCGTTCAGGTGTTCCATTCCTTGGGCGGCACCCTTGATCTGTTGATCGAGGTTAGGGAACTTCGACTGGATACCCCGCAACCGCTCGGCATAGTCGAACATCTCCCGCAGGCTTTTCAGGTTGGCTTCCGTGGAACTCATGTTGAGATCAAGCGACCAGGGCATGTTTGCCTTGAGGTTCTTGATCTTGTCCGTCAGGTCTGTCAGCGCTTTCGGATCAATCTGGAGAGGGTGCGACCGCATCTGCAAGATCGTCTCATTGATCTCGCGGAACATCGTGACCGCAGCGTTCAGTTCGGCCTTACCGCTCCCGCCGAAGACGCCCGTGACCATGTTTGCGCCGACCTTCAGCGCCTGCACCGTGCCGACCGTCTCGTCCTTCTGCACGGCCATGTTGCCGGTGATCTGCCCTTGCAACGCCTCAATCCGTTGCAAGGCATCAGCCCGCTCCAACTCGGCGTCCTTGACGGCCTTAGCCGATGTCGCCTGCTCCCGCGGATAGTCCCCGGCAATCTTGAACTGCTCCTCCATCGTCTTGCCGGCCAGCTTCGACTTGTCGCCGCCGACGAACACATCGAGATTGATTCGTCCAAGTCCCGTCGTGATGCGCTGATTCAGCTTGCTGAGCGACTGATCGGCGATGAACAGGTCGCGGACTTCGGCCTTTGTCACGGTGCCTTCCATCGTCTCGCGCATCTTGCGCTTCATGCCGTCGAAATTGAGCCAGTCGGAGACCTCCCACTTCTTGCTGGCCATCATCAGGTTTTGGAATTCCTGAAGACCCGCCTTCGTCTTGGTGACAGCTTTCTCACGATCCTCGCCTGCAAGGGGGTGATTCTTCTTGTCGAACAGGTCCATGTCCTTGGAGATTGCCTTGGCCAACTCCCGCATCCGCGTGACGCGCTGTTCCTCGTCGGCCGCGGCCTGGGCAGCTTGCTTGGCCTGCACTTGCTTGCTGGCCCGCAACTGCTCATTGGCCGTCAATTCGCTCCGCAGAACGCCCTCGATCGCCGCCTCCGCGTCTTGCTGGCCGAGGGTGTCCTTCCGCCGCTGGGCAATCGACATCGACTCTTGGGCGAATGCCTGCGCCCGTTTGTAGATGCTTTGCGCCGCCTCGATGTCCTGCGGCGTCTTGGCCGTGGACATCAGTTCTTCGGCCTGGCGAGCCAAGCTGAGGGCGCGGCCGGCAAAGTCTTTCTGCTGTTCCCAGCCGCTCTTCCACTGGCTCTCGTACCAACGGAACTGGGTGTCCGCCAGACTGCCGGCGATTGCGGTACTCCGCTTCATCGAATCGGAGATGGCGCGGTCGGCTTCACTGGCCAGGTTGCGCAGGATGTGGACCTCCTTGTCGGCCTCTTCGGTGATCTTGAGCATCGTGGCATGGGAATCGGCGATCAGACGCTTGTTGTCCGTCTGCGTGGCGTCCACCATGTCGAAGTAGTCTTTGCGCCGCTCGGCCAAGGTTTGCTCGGCCTTGTGGACGATCTCCTGGTTAGCGCGGTCCTCTTCGTCAATCCGTCGTTGAGACGCCGCGCGAACCATGTCCAGGCGGTCCATTTCCGCCCGATGGAACTCGTCCTCCGCCTGCCGAATGCTCTGGATGATCCGGCTGTTGGTGAAGTCGAAGGCCGCATACGCCGTGAGTCCTACGAGTAGACCGTTCACGGCAAGGCCCAAGGGACCGAGCCCCAGGGCCGCCAGCCGCGCGTTGAGGGCCATTGTGCCCAGCACTGCGGCAAACGAGCCGAAGACCGCCACGCCTGTCAGCACGACGGGGACCAGTGCTTTGATGGCCGCACCGACCGCATCCGCGCCGCCGGCAAACGACAGGAATTGGTTCACCACCTTGACGATTGCCGCACCCAGGTCGGTGGTGAGGAAGGTTTTCAGCTTGTTCATCTCAGTGAGCGTCTTCTGCGCATCGCTCTCGATGAACAACCGGTACTTCTCGTTGAAAGCGGCGACCGACACCTCATGGAGGTGCGCCAAGGCTTCCGCCGTCCGCCGGCCATTGTCATCCGTCTCCCGCAACGCCCCGCTGATGGCACGGACGTTGGGAATCAACTTGGCGAAAGCCGACATATTCTCGTCCGTGCTCTCGCGCAGCTTGAGCAAGGCCCCTTCGAGGCCCAAGGCCGCGATCATTTGCGGGCCGGACTCGAAGCCCAATTGGCGCAGTTCTTTCTGCAAGTCCTGCGACGGCTTGATAAGGGCCATCATCGCGGACCGCAACGCCGTGGCAGCCTCGGCCGGCTTGACGCCGGAAATGGTCAGCGTGACCATCATGGCGTTAAGCTCGTCGAGCGACACGCCCAGCTCCGACGACACAGCCGTTACGCGGCCGAGCACGGAGGCCAGTTCCTCCCCACGCACGCGGCCGATCTGGATGGTGGCAAAGAACTTCGCCGCCACCTCCTCGGCCTGGCTGGAGGCCATGTGGTAGGCATTCATCGTGCCGGACAACAGGTTGACGGCCTGGCCGGCGTCCATCACCGCCACCTTCGACAGCTTGAAGGCCGCCGTCAGCACCTCAGTTTGCTGCGCGGTAGTGGTGAATTGATTCGAGAGCACCTGGTACTGCGCCTCGGCGACCTGCGCCAAGGGGATGTTGAACTCGCGGGAGAGTTGCGCGACGTGCTGCGCGATCGAATCCAGGCTGGTGTTGACGCCCGGAGCGATCGACTGAATCTCGGCCACGCGGGTCATAAACTGCAAGTTGGAGTCGAATGCCTCGTGCATGGCGTCACGGATGGCGCTCAGCGCGCGGACGATGGCCTGCGTCATCACAACGCGGCTCATGGTCTCCCATGACACGATGAACTTGGCCGCCGCCTTGTCGGCCTCTTCAATCGGCGTCTTGTCAATCTGCGGCGTGACCTTCGGCACCTGGGCCGGGGCAACGGCCGCAGCCGGCGCGCCCGCCGCGCCACCACCGGACTGACCAGGAACCGCCACCTGCGACGCGCCGAAGGCCGTATGCAACTTGCCCATTGCGACGGCTGCCAGATCGGCGTTGGCGGCGATGTCCTTCAACACCTGCACAGTGTCTTTCGCGCAGGCGTTCCACACCGCCATCGACTCGGCCACCGAGGACAAACGCCCCTCGAAGCTGCCGAAGGCCACGTCCATCTTCGCCAAGGCATCAAGGGCGGCGGAGGCATCGAATCCAAGCTGTTGAATGATTTCATCAGCCATGATCTACCTCACCTTGAGCTTGGCGGACCGGAGATACTCGAACGGATTGGGCAAGCGCACGGTCTCCGCATACTGGCGGAAGGCGGCCTGCCCCTTCTTCTGAAAGTCGTAGGGGCCGGGCTTCCTGAGATTGAAGCCCCATTGCGTGGCGTCGAAATACTCGTTAATGAGCAGCCACGGCAAAGTTGTCTGGTACTTGAAGACGTAGCGGCCCTTGGCCTCGTCGGTCTCCAAGGCCCCGCTGCTCTCCGCCTCCCCGCGGCTGATGCGACTCGGGGCGACGGGAAAAATCGGGATGCTGTATTCGATGTGGTTGGCCAACGCCCGAAACGTGGCCCGTGACGCCCCGCTCCACACGGGCACTTCGGCCAGCACGGTCGCTTCCAACCATGCCATAAGGGCCTGAGCGATGGCTTCACGAAGATGCTTGTCCACCGCGCGGCGGTATGCCGACAGGTCCAGTCGCGGTGCCAGCAGCGTGCCCGTGAACTTCATGGTCAGGAACCTCCCGTCACTCGGCCGCATCGGGCATCCTTGCCCCCATCAGGCGTGCGTCCCGCACAGACTCGTCGTAAGCGCACGTCTGGTCGAACGCGACGATCAAGGCTTGCGTCTCGACCGTGCAGTCGTCCCAGGCCGGCTTGACGCCTGGCGGCCGGAGTCCTAGGCGCTGGCAGGCGCACCAGACGGCGTACTCGCCGGTTCGGTGGGGAGGCCAGAGGACGCGGGCTTCGGTTCCTGACCAGCTAGAAAAACCTCGCGGGCCTTCTTCAGCTTCAACTCGTCCAGGCAGTTGGCCTCCAGCACGAGGTTCATCACCCGATGGCACTCGATGTCGCTAAGGCCGCCGTTGCGCAGGTCCGTGGCCCAGCCCTTCCAGGTGCGCGGATCGCCTTCCGTCACCGTGTCCCATTCGATCTGGCTCGGTTCCAGCGACTTCATCACCATGTAGCCGAGCCGCTGGCTGGCCCACCCCGCCAAGACCTGTTGGTAGGTGGGGTCGTTCTCCATCGGCACGAAGCCGTCGCGGGTCATCTTGCCGGGCGGAATCGGCCGCGGGCACACGGTCTCGAAGGCGTCCATGTCCCGCACGGGCTGCGCCCGAAAAACGATCTGCTGCTCGCCGCGGGGCAGCACGAGAACCACTTCACTCGGAAGCGTGGTAGGATCAATCCCTGCGATCTTCATTGACTTGTCTCCCTCAGATGATCGAAAAGAGAAGATCGGCAGCGCCGGCGATGGTGCCGGCGCTGCCGGCTAGCCTATTGACTAGCGGAACCGGTCATTTCAGAAAGAGGACCGGGGAGTCGTCTTAGGCGTTCGGCCGGGTGACTTCCGGCTCACGCACCTTGCACTTGCCTGACAGCACGATCGTCGCCGCGCTGTAGTTGATCTCGCGGGTCTCAGCCCGGAACATCGGGAACAGCGTGACTTCCGCCTGCGACGGCGCGCACGGCGGCTCGTAATCGACTTCCAGGTCGATGCAGAAGGGCTCGCACTGGTCGGGCGAGGAGCTAACCCACTCCGACGCCGCGCCCGTGCCCTTCAGGGCCTCCATCGGGCAGACGTGCTCGCCGGTGATCGAGACGATGTGCTCGTACACGGCGTCCAGCTTCACGTCCATCGGGACATCCTTCGGCTCCCGGACGGTATCCAACCGGCCGCGGTCCAGAAGGTATTGGTAGTCCCGGTGCTCGGTGTAGGTCAGGTTCCCGTCACCGATCTTGATGGCGATTTGCTGCGGCCCGAAGGTCAGGACGGCATCGTCGAGATAGGTGCCGGGACCGAGGGGCGGCGTGAACGTAACGCTGAGGGTCGTGGTCGTGGGAGTCGGCACAGCGCCCGTCGTGTTGTTGGTCACGGCCACGGTGCCGGTGTCGCCTGCGCCCGTCATCACGTCCCAATCGTTGGTCCCGTAGCCGTCGTCCATCGCCACAATCGCCGCCTTCACGGCAACATTGTCGGCGTCGTGGGCGATGGCGGCCGTCGTCTTGCCGCCCCACGTCAGGGTGAAGGTAGTCGTGCAGCCCGACACCGTGACGTTCTGCTTGGCGTTCACGCCCGCGTTGGCCCCTTGCGTGCGGCCGGTGACGGTGTGGACCTGGGGATAGGTGTTGTCCAGGCTGTCGGGCGGGACGACCGGCGGGTTCGTTTCCCCGGCGACGGTAAAGGTCGCGCCCACGGGGACCCTTGCCGGCGTGAGGCTGTTCAGTGCCACACCATCGAGGGCAAGCGTCGTGTCCCCCGGTGCCGGCGGCGTGGTGGGCTGGTTGACCAGCCCGGTTCCGTTCAGACCGTCCATCATGCGGACGGTGCAGTATTTCAGTTCGATGCGAGCCATAGTTGGTTGATCTCCTGTTGCCTAGCCGTCAAGGTCGATAACGTAGCGGGCGTCGATCATCACCTGCTTCTGCCGGTCGGTCTGATCGGTTTGCCCAAAGTGAAACACACGAACTGCGTCGTTACGTCCTGTGCGAGGCAGTAAGCAGGTCACGAGGCTTTCGTCGTCACCAGGTTGATCCCCGTAGCGCCTCAGCGGGATTGGATTGTCCAGCGCCTCGTGAAACTTCCCCACAATGGTGATGATGTCGTATTGGTTCCCGTTGGCTTCGTACCGGCTCGTGAAGAGCACGTTGATGTCAACGCCCAACTCGTAGTAGTCTTTACTCAGTTCCTTGGTGAAGGGGCCTGACATGCGGATTTCCACCCGCGTGGCCGACTCCATGAATTGCGTCGTCCGCTCGTCCAACCCCTCCATCAACGCCGGGATGTTCGCCTCTTTGGCGATCTGTTTCATCAGGGTCGCCACGGATGCGAACGCCCAGCGTGCCCAATTCGGATTCACTGCCATGCGCGCACCTATGGGGTGGTTGCGGGATTGTCGTTGAGCGTTAGTTGGTCGCTTGCGTCCAGCCGCGGTCGCCAGGGGTTGTGGATTTCGTCAATGACTTCCACGCGCCCTTTCAGTTCCTTGCCAATCACCAACCAGGCCGTGTCGAACTCGTACTCCGTGATGCTTTCGATGTCGTAGTGCCGGTCGTTGAAGACGATCCAGTCGTCTCTTTCCAGGACGAGATCGGAGGGCACCTCGCGGCGGTCGAAAAGGAAATGCCGGCCGCCGGTATCGAAACTGGAGCCTTGAATGATCGACCGATTGGCCGTCATCGCCCCCGCGTTCTGCCGCACCTCCCGCTGATTCTTCGCAGGGAGGATGATGACGCGCTTAATCCTCCAGGTCTTGATGGTCCACTCGGTCTGGCCGGTCTTCGTGTCGGCCTGGACCTGGACCTTGCGGCGCACGAATACGGTTGCGCCGTTGCGGCGCTTGTGGACGTACAGTGCCAGCCGCATGAAGCGATCGTGGATGGGATTGGCGTTCTTCATCGTGCTACCCCTGCGGGCATTGGTGCCGCAAGGGGCACTCGAAGTGGCTGCTGGCCAGGGCCTTTTCCAGTCGCTCCATCATGGTCGTGTTCTGCGCGATCACGTCCGTGCAGCGCTCCACCATCGGCAGCAGCACTGCGCGCTGCTCGCCTTCCAACTTGTCGATACGCCTGCTCATGCGCAGTTCGCGGAGCCAGTTCTGCCAGAGGAAGAATCCCACCACCAGAACCAACGGCCCGTACTGCCGCAGCAGCAACCAAAGGTCGGACAGTTCCATACCGAGTCCTCCACCTGCGAAACGAGAAAGGCCGCCCGGCCCGGATGCGCACCGAGCCGGGCGGATTCGTGACCTTGAGACAGCGGGCTTAGCCCTGGAGGACGACGCAGAGGTTCGTGTCCAGGATGGCGACACCCGCGAGGATGTCCAGGTTGACCACCGTGCCGCCCTGGGCGATGCTGTACTGCATCGACACCCTCATGGCGATGTCGTTGTAGACACCGACGTGCGAGAGCACGCCCATCGCGTTGTTCGGAATGGCCAACGGACGGGTGACCAGCGCGATGGCGTTCCGGTGGAAGGCCATGTTCAGCGCGCCGGCCGGGCCCGGGAAGCACTTGTCGGCGGCGGTGATGTCCTGCTCCAGCGGCCGGTCCAGGAAGAGGGCCTGGCACGCGCCGGCGGGATTCGGCGTCCCATCCGCGTCCGCTTGGTAGGACTCGATGATGGTGTACGTGTGCCGCACACCGCCACTGTGCTGGAAAGCGATCAACTGGCCGACCTGCGGAGGCAGGCCCGCCCCGTAGCCACCCACCGTCACGGCCTCGACCCAGCCCGCGAGCTGGGTGGCCGACACGGCGCACGCCTTGTAGACCGTCAAGGCGGCCCCGGCGGAGGTGGCGTACTTGTTCACCTCGTTGAGGGTGACGTGATCCACCGGGGTCCCGGCGGTCGCGGTCACGTAGGTCGGCTGATCGTTGCCGGCCACGGTGACGAACTCGCCACCCGTCGCCAGCGGCGCGTAGCTGCCGGCGGTGATCGCCTGCGACCCGCTGCCACCCGCGGCCAGGGCGGCGGTGACGGTGCCCGCAGCGTCCACGTCGCAGTTGGCAACCGAAACGCTGTTGACGTTCTGGTCCATGTAGGTGTCGAACCCGAGAATCCTTCCCAGGGTGGCGCTTTCCAACGCCGTGCCGAAGTCACCGCGTTGCTGGGCCGCGATGAACAGTTCGTTCTTCAACATCGAGGTCTCGCTGATCGGAGCCAAGACCAGGTTGCGGCCCTCCAGCGGGGCCTTGTTGACGTTCAGCCGCTCGCGGGCTTCCAGCACGTAGTCCTTGCTGTTCTGCGCCGAGAGGTTAGCCAGCCGGCCCACGCGACCGGTCGGTCCGCCCAGGAACCCGTGGACCCGGCCCAAGACGGCGCGGTCCACCGAACGGGCAATGGTAATCATGCCCGGCCGGAGGTAGATGTCCACCAGGTCTTGGAACGACTTGCTGGCCTCGCCGTCCTTGATGGTGAAGCTGGTGTAGAACCACTGGTCCAGCGGCACGCGGACGTTCGTGGCGTTCGCGTCCTGGTTCTGGAGCGTGGTGCCGTCCTTCTTGCGGCGAATCTGGAAGGTGCCGGGCCGGCGGGTGTTCACCACGTCGCCAAACTGGCGGATTTCGTTCTCGAAGTCGCGGTGGACCAGGTTGGCGATCACCATGTTCTCCTGGAGGATCGCCAGGCCCTCGGCCGCCCACAGTTCGGGAATGAAGCCGTTCGCTCCCGAGCCGGTCACGTCGAAGTTGTTGTCGAAGCACGCCACGGCGGCGCGCGAGAGGTAAAGCGGATTCATCGTTGCCACTCCACGTAGTTGTCAGGATCAAGAAACAGAAGAAGCCGCAACGTGCGGCTTCTTACGACGAACCCCTGATGATCGACCGGCTAGCGGTTGGACTGGCCCTTCTGGGGGCGCAACCCGAGCAGAGCAGGGTTCTCTGCGCGAATCTTCAGGTATTGCTCTTGGGTGAGCTTCCTGGGGTCCACTTTGCCGCCAGCACCCGACGCAAGGCCGCCGGTTGCCGCACTCGACCCGATGCCGCTGACGACGCCGGACTTGAAGAGGTTGCCGTAGACCTGCGGCAAGTCTTTCATCCGCTTCACAGCGCTTTCGGGCGTGTGCAAGGTCACAGTCGGTTCCCCGGTGTTGGGATCGGTGTCCGGGAAGTCCACCATGACCTTGAATTTCCCCGTGCCCTTGCCCGTCTTCTCGTCCGTGATCTC